ACTTTGTTCTGGGCTTTCTGGTATATATCCAAATTCACTACTCATTATGCAACTACCCTAAATACTGTAAATTGTGTTCCTGCTTGAAACCCACCACCGCCTGTTTGGTTTGTATGTATTTCAACTCCATTAAAAGAAGTAGTTTCTTTTTTAACTCCACCTTGCTGATATCCTCTTAATTGAGTTCCATTATGAGAAGTTACATTCATAGTAATATAAGCATACTCACTACTAGAATTCCAATTATATAAATACATAAGAAAATTAGAAGCGTATGGAGATTGATTCATACCGTCAGTTACTCGCCACATATCTTGTCCTGTATTTCCAAAATCTTGAAAAGAAGCACTAAACCTTAAATCTATCCAAGCTATATCAATATTAGCAGTTGTATCAATAGTCGAATCTACTAATGGTTGAATATCACATATACCACTTGCACCACCTACTGTAATATTTCGCCCTACAAACATATAAACATCATCTGTGGTAATACAACTTTCTAATTTAACACTTTGCACTTCGCTTCCACTTGCTATTAATGTATTTGCTACTTGAACTAATTTACCTGCCATTATACATCTATCCTTAAGCCATATATTTTTGCTTCAAAATTTGTCATAGTACCACCATTGTCAGTAAAAAAATGTATTCCTGCTACTTGTACTGTTGATTTTAAAACTGAAATACCTTTCATATTGTATCCTGCTGAACTTGTATTCTCATTATAAAAAAATGTATAAGTAGATGAATTCATTGGGTCAAAAATATACGATACTGAAGTAGCTCCATCATCATCTGCTTCGCCAAAACTTCTAAAATCGTTATTGTTAGCTGTTCTTTCTTGTGAAAAACTTGTATTAGCTTTAAGTAATAATCTATTCAAATCATAAGCAGAACCAAAAATAATACTTCCACTTGCATTTATATATCTTCCATCAATAGAAGTATTGCCTGAAAAACCTGTTTGCTTTGTTGTTATTTTATAAATATCATAATCAGTAGTAAATACATCAGTTATTGATACTGAAGATACACTACTTGCAGTTGTTTCATTAATTAATCTTAAAGCACTCATAATTCTTTTACTCCATATAAATTAACAGTAGCGCTTGCAAAACTTGATGAAGTTATATTTAATCTTATTGCATTAATACTTTCCTGTACATCATAAACACCACCCCCAAAAGTCCAAAGTAAGTCTGGGTCTTGCGATATACTACTAAATTGATGAGTTGTAAATGAAGCTCTAGCACTATCGTGTAAGTTGTAATAATAAATATAACCATTACTAGCTTCTCCTGTACTATTACCTACATTATGAACTAAAGAAATTGCACTATCTCCAGTAGATTTT